ATTGACGCTGACTTTGAATACGGCTTGCAAAACACCAAGTGGGAAGCAGTGTCAACCACAAATAATATTCCTAGTTTTTACGAAGATATTGGGGCAGACATTGTGTACAATACCAATGGCTATGTTTCATTGTTGGCTGGAGATGACTTGATCACATCCAACGTTGACACCGCGGTTAGATTGCAAAACCCAGCGACACCACAGTGGGTAGCCACTGATTACGCTTTGCTGATCAGTCAAACACAAGGCAATGTTACACCACTTACCAGTACATACATCACTGCAAACGTAAACAGTTCTGCAGAACGCACATTCTCTGTGGGAACATCAAGTGGTATTAGTGCCGGCGACAACGTGTTGATTATTGGTCGTCCAACCACAGGCGGAACTACACTGGCAGTGGCCAACATTACCAGTGCCGCAACAACCACAGTCAACTGTGCTAACGTGGCAGCCGCTCCGTTGATTGTGGACGGTAGCTATATTATTGTTCAAACAGACACCAACAACATTTACGAAACAATGGCAGTTACCAACGTTTCTGGCAATGCATTGACAGTTCTGCGTCAAACCAACAATACCAACGGTGCAGGCGGTAACATCTCCATTGGCAATAACATTTATCCTGTTAGCACTTTGGAAATAGCACAAGTCCAATCAGTAACTGACGGAACAACTATTCAACTCAATCGCGGCTGGTACAACACCACTGCTGCCAATGCCTATGTTACTGGCACAGTACTACAAAAACTCAGCGGAAACGTTGAACTGGTACAACACAACGTGATCAGTACGGCTGTGAACGGTACTCAAACAATTGCTCGTGGACAGTTTAATACCACTGCACTAACAGCCGCAGGAGCAGGATCTCCAATGGTTCGCATGACTGGCATGTTCTATGCCACAGGTGCCAACACAATTCCACAGGTTGGTGTGAATCAAAGCGACACACCACTTGACGTTAATGAGTATGTGAGCACACAAAACACCAACAACTCCAACACAGAAGGTGTTGGCCTGGTATTCCAAGCAAACACCAACAACTTCTTCTACTACCCACGTCGTAGTCCAAGCCTGGCCCCTGGATATCCGCTGAACCAAACAGACACAATCATTCGCCAAGCGTATCCATACACAGGTGCTGACTTTGACGTAACGAGTATTGTGAGTGATGGCAATAACCCAAGTACAATCACAGTGACAACAACTTATGCTCACGGTCTTGTGCCAGGTACTCCTATTTTGATGAACTTGAGTGCTGGTACCAACTATCAGTACGCCGAAGGTTCATTTAGTATTATCAGTGTGCCAAGCACAACAACATTCACTTATCAGGCCAAAACTGGCGCCGCAGTCAGTGGCAGTATCACAGGTTTGGCATTTGTACGAAGCAATGCATCGTTTATACCGCGACCATTTGATGGTGGTGTTTTAATGGGTCCAGGCACACCAACTCGTGGTGCAAGCGCAATTCGTGTTACCAAGAAATACTTCCGTTATCAATCTGGTAAAGGCATTTTGTTCTCCACTGGTACAGTGTTGGCCCCAACATTTGACATTACCGCGGTCAGTGCAGATGGCACCACAATTTCAAGCAATATCACTGTTACCACAGACGTTGAAAACGGCTTGAATCCTGGAGCCACAGTGACTATTTCAGGTGTTACCACATCAGGCTACGACCAATCTAATTATGTGGTGACTTCAATCTTGTCAGACACCAGTTTTACTGTACAGGCACAAGCAGTGCTTGGAAGTACAACACCAATACTAGGACAACAGCCTCGATTGAATATCACTGGGTGGCACGGCGCAAGTATCCGTGCTGGCATTTTTGATGATCAAAACGGGTTGTTCTGGGAAAACAACGGAATCACCGTGAACGCAGTACAACGTTCAAGCACATTCCAAGTTGCCGGCCTGGTGTCAGTTGGTGCAGGATCTAACCTTGTTACCGGTGATGGCAACTGCCGTTTTCAAGACCAACTCAACAACGGTGACTTGCTGGTGATCAAAGGTATGAGCCATACTGTTACCAGTATCCTTGACAACAACCGCATGACAGTGGTACCACCATTCCGTGGCGTTACCAACCAAAACCGTGTGAGAACAGCACTGCGTAACGAACTCCGTGTGCGCCAGGCAGACTTCAACATTGATCCGTTAGACGGCACAGGTGCATCAGGCTTTACTCTAGACCCAAGCAAGATGCAGATGTATGGCATTGAATACTCATGGTACGGTGCTGGTTATGTGCAGTGGATGATTCGTGGTCAAGACGGTAAGTTTATCATGGCACACCGTAGACCCAACAACAACTTGAACAATGAAGCCTACATGCGCTCTGGTAACTTGCCAGCACGTTATGAAGCCATCAATGAAACTCCAGTGACTGGTCTTGACGGAGCAATTGATAACAGCCAAACCACAATTACCTTGCGTGACGCAACTGATTATCCACCAGCCAGTGTGACATATCCTGTGTTTGTGATGATTGAAAGTGAAATTATCAAATACTCTGGTAAGGCTGGTAATTCATTAACAGGTTGCACACGTGGTGCAACGTTTGTGCAATGGGCAGAAGGCCAAAGCCGAAGCTATACATCCAGCTCGCCAACCACGCATGCGGATAACACAGGTGTTATTTTGATCTCTAACACTTGCATACCACTTGTTAACCATTGGGGTAGTGCGGTGATTATGGACGGCGGATTTGATGATGACGAAGGCTATCAGTTTACATACAACCGTACCAACTATGGTCTTCCAGCCGTAGTAGGTGACAAAGCAACAGCATTTGCCATGCGTCTAGCACCAAGTGTATCAAACGGTATTATTGGTGATTTGGGTGTGCGGGAACTTATTAATCGCGCTCAGTTGACATTGAGTAACTTGAACATTCAAGTTACAGCAGGACGTTACCTAATTGAAGGTATTTTGAATCCGTCAAATATTGACTCAGCCAACACCAGCTGGCAAGGCTTGAATAACCTAGGTGGCGGATTTCAGCCTAGCTTCTCACAATTCTCAACTGCGCCTCGTTACACGTCAGAAGCAACAGGCGGATTGACAAGTGCGCCTTACAACACCACAGGTGGTATGTCACGTTCGGGTGTCAAGATTGCAACAAGCACAGCTAAAACTTATGCTAACTTGACTCCGGTCAACGTATCTAGTTCGGGTGCAAATGCTATTATTACTGTGCAACTGACTGCGGCAGGAACTGCGTACTCAACCACAACCACACAGATCACTGTGCAAACTGCTGGTACAGGTTACGCTGTGGGCGATACTATCAAGATTCTTGGTAACGTCCTGGGTGGTGCAACCACAGCCAATGACTTGACAATGACCGTTGCAGCTATCACAAGTGAACTGCAAGGTGGCGAGCGTTTGTTTGCGATTCCAATTTCAACAACCAACTCAGGAGTGTTGGACTTGAAATCAGTCAAACAGATTGGTACAAGCTCAATTCCAGGAACAGGAACATATCCAAATGGACCAGAGGTGTTGGCAGTACAGATCACCGCACTGTCAACAACCACTAACCCAGTTGGAGAGATTCAGTTACAGTTCCAAGAAAGTCAGGCTTAAAGACTTGCAAGATCCTGCTCAACCAGCAGGATTTTGCTTTGTACAGCTTCAAGATTCACAGTGTTCCACAAACCAGGGTGCATAGGTCTAGGCCATGCACCCTTGTCTATCCAAGCGTAGCCTAAGTGTTCGTAGTTGAGTCGGGGAGTAAATTCTGTGGCAACAACACATACCCATGTGTGATATTCAAATGCAGAATCTGCTGATGTGAATTTTTCTAGTGGGATAAGGCGCAAGTAAGTGGGAAAGAAACCCAGTTCTTCAATACACTCGCGTTCCATGCCACCTAACAATGTCTCGCCAGTTTCAATTTTACCGCCAGGCAAGCCCCAAGCACCAGGATGCTTGATATCGTTCCGCAGGAGATACAGATATCTTCCAGTATCTAAACTACGAAACCAAACGCCAACTGCTTTTAAAGTACTAGACTCCATGTTCCCCCTGGGTACACGCCCTGATAACTTTTTACCCATGCATCACCGTTCCATTCGTATTGTATACCAGTAGTTATGTTTGTAACATACTGACCGGCAGCTTGTCCCTCAGCTCTAAACACAACCTTCCAATAGTTGCCGGTGTATTCAATAATGTCGTTGGCATCAGCAATCAATGGTCTTCCGTTGGCTCCAATCCAAGCACTAGCAGGACCATAGTTGTCTTCAGAACCAGTGGCTTCAGTCAACAAGTAACGTTGTCCTTCCATGGAAGAGTCTAACCCATCTTGTGGTCCACTGGCCAAAGGATTAATCACAGCGTCAATGGGATCAAGTGTGTTTTGTGGCGCAGTATCTGTATCTACATCAAACAATACAAAACGATCATCGTTGGGGTCTAACACAATAGTGCCAATGACCTCTGACTCATCCGCTTGCACCAATCTAACTTGACTGATGCCAGGTCTAAGAACTCCATATGTTCCAATGACTGTGGTCCATAGCAAGTTACTATCAGGCACAATCTCTGTAGGAGTCAATGTGTCATTTCCGGGCTCTTCAACAATACTACGTTGTTGTAGACACTGTAACTTATTACCAATAAGAACCACAGCCCAATTGTAAGGAGTGATAATTTGTCTAGTACCCAGTAGCAAGTCGTTGTTGGTAACAGCGTTGTTCAAGTCACCCTGGGAATCGTACATAGAAGCAATCACACGTTCTACCACACCCAGCTTCTTGACCTTGATTGGTGAGCTGAGCCAAATTGGTATGCTGAATTTGATCGTGGCCATGTCAATGGGGTTGTCAGTGCCAACGGGAATAGTACGCGAAGTCCAGGTAACTGACTCAAGTTCTACCACAGTCAAGCTGGTCCAATCAATAAAGTTATC